CCAGTCTTAGACTTAAATACTCCAACCCCAGTACCTACGTTAGAGGCAGTGTTAGCTTCCCCAGATGCACTGCCAGTAGCCTCTACAGTAATCTCATCAGCTGTGCTAGTGATAGAGATATTAGGTCCAGCTTTCAGGCTCTTAAGGACGAGACTAGTGCCGCTAACGCCGCTAGCCACCCCTGCGCCAGTGCCTGCATTAGTCGCACCAGTAATTCCACCCGTGCCGCCTGATGCTGTAGAATTAATAGTGAGAGTGGAGCCGTCGTCAGTAATCGTAACATTAGTGCCGGCCTTAATTGATTTAGCAAATACCGACTGTTGCAAAGGAGCTTCATTAACCAGCACATCCATGCCAGTGCCCACATTAACTACAGAGAGAGTAGCCTCAAGTGTGCTGTTTTTTGCCTTAGTTACCATCACTCAACTCCCAGTCCGATGATAGAGACTCTTTCACCAACGCCAACAGTGAAAGTAGTCGTAACAATATTAGTGGAGGTTTCCTCATAATCTCCAAGGCCAAGATCCTGTACAACCCCATTAACAATTACAATGAGTTGATTGGCGCCAGGAGTATATGTAAATTCAGTAAGAGTGAATGCAGATTGAGCAGTTGATAGCAGCCAAGATTGCCGCTTGATCGTGACTCCAGGGGTTACTGAAGTCCCACCACTATCCCAAATAGACGCGCTCATGTTAGTACCCTTGCGCAAGAATGCTGCTGTTTCTCATCTCCATGAGATGCTCACTGGAGAGTTGCTTAAATGCGGCCGCCTGTTCATCGAAACCAATTGTCTTAAAGACCGTTGCAGCTGCTTCATAGACAATGGCAAACGGAAATTCATCCGCAATCCAAGACTTGTAATTGTCTGGAGAGGTGAGAGGATGAATGTAACAGCCAAAGAATATGTACTCTAGTGGAGTGCTGGATCGGATGTGCAGTACTTCCCCAGCAAGATAACAGACGTTATCCTTGTCTCGCTTATAACTATCCAGCAGAGTTCCAGCATCAAGGATCTCAATGAACTCAAGATCCGCATTGCTAACATCTGTCTTACGGATGTAGCGCAGGGCGCGAAAGCGAGGAATCAATTGTTTATACTCCAGATCCTGAAGGAGTGCAGGCTCACTAAACCGAATCCCAGTCTCGTAAAGATCCTTAGGATAGTAATCGGAATGGTGAGCCTTGAGAGTTGCCTGCCTAATGGCAAGCTCCGTCTCAGCACTTAGGTCAGGGCGATTGGTCAACGTCATTACGTCGGCCTTAAGTTGAGCGAAGCTTGCCATCAGTAAGTCCTTCCTTAAGCGTTACTTGCTATTAGACTCCGGAGCAGTCTCAGCAACAGAGGCAGAGGTGCTTACGCCAAGCTTAACTGCTTGGATTCCGCCGCTAGCATAGTCTCCCATGTCGCGCTGCTTCATAATCTCAACAACGCGCTTCTGCACTTCTTCTTCGATAGGATCAACAGCATCCGTGTCGACAGTCAGTGCATTCTTATTGACGTAGAAGTGAGGATGCTTGGCAGCAATCTCAGCCTCAAGCTCTTCGATCTCTTTCTCAAGGGAAGTAAGATAACGACCTTCGTTGAAGAAAGCTGCAGTTCCGTCCTTAAAGACGTAAGTGCAAGAGCCGAGGGTGCAGTAGTAAGCATTCATAATTGCCATAATGTTCTCCTTTAGGAGGCCCGTAGGCCCCCAGTTAATTATGCTTAGCCCAGAGCGCCAGCAGTAAGGTTGTAGATGACAGCGTTAGCAGCAGGGTTCTTAACGCAAGTAGTCATTTCAGTGGTAAGAGTACCACCAACTGCGTCAATGCCGTTATCGCTAGGAACGTTGTTCTGGTTGAACTCCTTGTTCTGCGTCTTACGATCGCCAAGGTAAGCAACACGGAAAGTGGGCAGATCAACTGCAACAGCCATCTTAGCCCAAGTGGTGTTGGTATTAAAGAGCGGATGCTCAATAACACGGAAAGCGCCACGAGCGGTCTTAAAGGTGCTGAACTGCAGGCCATAGGAGGTCTGGCCATCCATCAGCTGATAAGTACCGTTGAGGCGTCCGATAGCGTTAAACACTCGCTTACCTTGGCCACCAGTAAACAGCACACGCTCGTTAGCGCCCTTCGGATCGGTAGTCTGGTCAAAGACCTTATCCAGGAAACCTTCGAGCTGCGTGAAGTTAGTAGTGGCGCCAGCAGTGCTAACGTTACCAGCAGCGTTAACAGTGATCTCGTTAATCAGGCCGTTCATGGTGCGGAACGGTTGACCATTACGAACACCTTGGGACTTTTGACCGAAGAAGATAGCCTTCTCAATGTCAGCCGCGTGGAACGCTGCACAATCCTGACGAGACTCAGCAACGTTAGATTCACCGGCAATAACAAGGGTGGCACGAACAGTGTCAGAGACAGCCCAAGTATTACGGAAAATCTGCGTCAGGTTAGTGACACGAACCGGGTTGATGATGAGGCTGGAAGGACGCAGAGAAGCTTCTTCGTAAGCGTTACCAACTTGATACAGATCAACGCCAGAGCCGATAGCAGCTGCAGCCACAGTACCAACAGCACGAGTAACAGTGACGCTAGTGCCGCTGACAATGGAGTTAACAATGACGTGCTCGTTAGTGCTGTTAACGCGCATAATCATGCCCGGCACGATGTTATTCGTGGAGGTCACAGTCAGCGTAGTGTCACCAGCAAGGGCAGAGGCAGACGTAGTCATCTGCGGGAAGATCATGGTCTTAGTGAAAAAACCGTGTTCAGTTTGCACTGCAGTTTCAGTCTGCAGCATGGAGGTCATACCAAACAGCGGGGCAGAGCCGTTAGGCATAAGCCGAGTAATCATGCCAGCGAAAGACTTCTTGGCATGATCAGTGGTCAGATTGCTAGTGACAAAAATACCGGTGCTCATTTGAGTTCCTTAATCAGAGAAAAGTTGACCAATCTGGCTCATTAGCTTTAGCTTGAGTAGTGGCCGGATTGGGTTGATTAGCTGTAGTAGGATTAAGCGCACCGCCCAAAGCCTCTACGTATTTCTGAGCCTGCGTCCGAAGTTCAGAAGTAGTCGCTTGAGGGTATTTGAGCGACAACTGAGCTTCAAGAGCAGCAATGATAGGTTGCACTGCAGGATTGTTAAACACCGGATTGTCTGAGCGAAGGGCATCAGATACAGCATGTTTCTTATAAAGGCCAGGGAGCTCACTAACAAGAGACTCACGTTGTTTAGCCAGCGCAGCTTCCACAATTTTAGTTGTGGCCATTGCAGACTGTGCGTATACACCTTGAGCTACTTGATTAAGAGACTGGGAGAACGCTGCCATTGCAGCATCTCCGCCTTGACCGATAGCTTGCAGGGATTCTTGAGTAATGAGCTTAGTGAAATCAGTTCCCTTTGCGGCTTCCATGATCTTATTAGGATCAATGCCAGAGAAAAGAGAGGCATTGGGAACAGCAGGATTCTCAGTAGGCGCCCAAAGATCCTTAAATTCAGCGAGAGGCTCAGGAGCACTAGGGTTCTCAGGAGTTGCAGCTACAGCTGGGGCAGCAGGGATATTCCCAGGGGCAGCTTGTTCTTGAGCAGGGGCCGCAGGAGCCGGAGTGGGAGCAGGAGCAGGTGCAGGAGTACCGCTACCAAAGATTTGCGAAAAGATAGACATTTTAATTCCCTTCAATCAGTTGTTGTAACAGCAGGAGTTGTCCACGCATCTCTGCCTCACGGGCAATAAAGTCTTGTGGGTTTTTGGGGTCAAAGCTTAACCAGACTTTCTCTTCTGCAATAGCGGCCATCATGTTCTGTAAGCGAGCTTTTTGCAGAGAGTTAAGTTCAGCAGCGGCCACATTCTGCTCTTCAGTGAGTGGCACCCGAGTGAAGAGGGATTGGGTTTCCATGATTATTGTTCCTGGGTTGAGATATTGTTTGTGATATTATTAACTCGGGTAACATCCATCTGACGCTGGTTTTGCGCAAGCGACGGAGTAAGCCCAGTGGGTTTCCAGCCAAACTGTTCAGGAGTGGGCTGCGGCGGGAATTGCTGTCCACCAGCCTTAGCAATCTCAACAGTAGTTTGTTGCCATGCTGCAACTGCTTGTTCATACGCAATTTGTTCTGCTGACTTCTCGAAAGACTTAAGATCGCCACCTTGAGTTTTAACTAGATACGAGAACAGGGGACCGATGTTATAACTACCTGCAATCTGAGGGCTGGAGCCAATGACTTGGATAGCCATCTTAAAAGAGTCGGCATTAATTAGTTTGTCGATGGGAGTTAGGCCATCAGAGATCTTAAACTCCATAATTGCTGTACGGAGTTTAATGGGATCAATCTTAACTACCTCCTCTCGTTGACGATTAAATAGACTAACGCCTCCTTGGTATTGGAGGATGTTGGTTTTAATGATGTGCTTAAGAGGTGCGAAAGTCTGATCCTCTAACAGAAGAGCACAGAGTTGATCTCGCCCGTTGGCGTTAGCCATAACAGACTGGTACTCATCTCTAGTCTTGTTACCTTTGACAAACTGACCTTGGCGC